ACCATGAATCGGTAGATGTTCCAGAGCTCTTTGACCTCGGCCGCCGCAAGCTGTTTGCCAGTCATAAACGGCATGGCGATACGGCCGTGGAACTCCAGGAGCGGAGTGGCTGTAACCCCACTGCACCCGACGAGAAGTGGCGAGGCCGTATCTTCCATGGCGACGTAAGAACCTGTCTCCGTGGTGGCCCCGTCATTGTCCGTCTCGCCGTTGATGTAGAGCCGGACGTCTGGGGTAACTTCATCCCCATCGTAGACCGCTACCACAAAGACCGGTCGGTGAAGAGTGAGGGTCGTGTCTCCTGTGGCTACCTCGGACGCCGAGGCCGAGGCGTCGTGGAGTTCGAGGGACAGCTTGCCGTCCGCATCGATCCAAAAACGGTACTCTTCTGCGCCTCCGGCCGAGTCGAACTTAGTTATGATGCCGTTCGAAGCTATCGCATTGGGCAAGATCAGAGCTCCGACCGAGAAGGCCGTGTCGACCGTGCCGTTTCCGTGCGTGTAGTCGGCGTGGTCGACACCAGCAAAGTGATGGTCCCCGGTCGGGTTGAAATGGTAGCTGTAGACACCGCCCGGATGGAGCATGGGCGAGAAGTCGTCTTCCAGGGCCTCGGCTGTACCCGAGGTTTCGGCCGGCGTTAAGTCTCCCGAAGAGATCCCAGCGACCAGGGTACCGACCGCTTCCACGCCAGGCCAGAGGCTGGCCTTGGTTGCGCCCAGGATGCCCATAATCGAATTGAGATGGGTAACGGGCACTGCAATATCTGCCATGGGTCACCCCTTCTAAGAGTCGATGGCGGGAAGCACGTATCCACTGGCGGTATCGACCGCGGTAGCGTAATTCTCGAACAACCGGCACCCGTCGGCATCGATGGGAGTCTCACCGGCGGTGTCTCCATGGCCGATAAGATTGTGGGCAATGATCCCGGTGTTATCACTTGTGTCGCTGTCAATTAAGATGTCGCCCGCGGTGTTAAGCCGGTAAACTAGGTTACCCACGATCTCACAGTTGGTAACGTCTTTGCCGGTCGCCATGGACAAGACTGCCTCTGAGTTCTGTACTCCAAGCCGGATGTGGTTGTTCACAAAGACGAGACCATCCAAATCGCCATTGACCTCAATCACGCCATCGTTGCCAGTGTCCGGGCTAAACACTTCGTTGTTCGAGAAGTTCAGCCGGTCCGCTTCGTTGTCGGTTGTTGTGGTCTTTATGAGGTCCACGAAATTCATGTTGGTGGCAGTGTCCACAAACCGACACTTTTCAACCCGGAAACCTGCGGCCGAAAGGTCGAAGACTTCCACGATGTCGGCGAAATTCATCGAGAAGATCATGTTGAATAGGGCCACGTCAGCCGCCGTAACGTTGATGTCGGCGGTATTAGCAGTGTCCAAAGTGAATGTGGGCCGACTGTTCCCGATCCCCATGCCGATGATAGTGATACCGGCAATGTCCAGGGTCAGCGCGGCGGCGGCGCTGTAGGTTTCGGCATGGCCAGGGGATACAAGGATAAGATCCCCGTTGTTGGCCGTGCATTTGGCGATCGCGGCATCAAGGGTGGCCAACGGCTGGTTGGGGTTGTCGCCGGCGTTGTTGTCGTCGGCGTTGGTGTGGCCAGAGTCGACAAAGTATACGCCGCCGTTCGTGAACGTGGGGCTACCGATGCCCGAGAGGGCTTCAACCGGGATCCCTCTGCTACGAAGACCAGTAGAGAAGTTAGTAGGCATAGCCAGTTGCTCCTTTCTGAGCAACCAGTCCTGGGGACCCTACTCGGCCCCCAAGACCAGCGTTACGTTGCTAATTTACGACGGGTTCTGACCGAAGATGAACTTCCAGTCTTTCCAGCCGATACCGTACCGCATGTAGCCCCGGTACTTGGCCTGGATCCCGTCGAAGTCGGCGCCAGTGGCAAACTCGGGCCTGATCCTCCACTGGAAGATAAGCTGGTTGGCCATGGCCCGGCTGTCGATCAACCACCATGCGTTAGCGTCGGTGAGTCGGTTCCAGACAGCCATTTGAAGCTGGCCGGCGAAGATGTTGACGTTGAACTCGGCGCTGTCCGGTTCCATGTTGGCCCGAGCACTGACGATCTTGAAGCCGGTCCGTTCCAGCTCCGGCGGCACCAGAAGCAAGTCAGGAGTGATGCCGAGAAGCTGGCCCCTGTCGTCGGTCAGATTCATCATGTTTTGCCGAGTGGTGTCGACGTTGGGCAGGTTCAGAGACAGAGTCCCCTCGTTGGACTGAGTGTTGCCCGTGTCCGAAGGCCGATAAGGGTGAGCCGTAGAACAGAGAGCTACGCCGTCTGCACCATTGGTACTGGCTCCAAGACGGTTAGTCCCGGAGTCTGTAAAGGCGTTGATGAAGACCTGAGCCGCGTCGTGCTCAATGGTATTTGAGAACGAATCGCCCATGGTCCTGGCCCTGTCGTTGATCTCACCGTACTGATCGTCATCGACAAGAGCCCGTTCTACGACCATACCCTTCGCCAGCTCATAGTTGCGGATTACGGTCTTGTAACCACCAGCGAAGGTGTCGTACTGGACGGTCCCATCGAAGACCTCTACGAGGCCGGTAGTGCCCATCGCCTGATAGCTCTCACTGAACTTTGTCGACACCCTTTGACCGAAGAGCCGAGTCAGCATAGGCGCCGGCCGTGAGATTGCCAGGTCGAAGATCTCGGCCAGCCCAGGCTCCAAGAGATCTGCGAAGTTTCCACCTGAAAGTACACCCATCTTTGGTTTCCTTTCTTATCTAAATTGAAAGCAGGCTATGCCTACTGAGACTTCGTGAAGGGGTGAAGAGTACCGATGATGGAGACCAGAGTATCGTCGGCGTTCTGCCTCTTCCTGGCCACGACCACAAACTCTGTATTCGAGCTAGCCGCCACCGTCTGGGCTCCGGTCGCCCCGGAGATGTCCAGGGTGGCTCCCATGAGCCTGGCGTTGGCGTCTGCCACTGCATACACCGCGTCGGGATTGGTAATGACCTTCAACACGGTGGTCGAGTCAGTGGCTTCTACAACCCCTGGTTCGTTGGCCTTCTGGTCAGCAGGATCTTCCGGCCCGACAAACCCACCGAGGATGTCCGTGTCAGAAGTCGCGGCCAGGTCAGCCTCGCCGGACTCCAGGTTAACCATGTCGCCGATGGTGAAGGTCTCGGTGTCCTTGGCCAAAAGGGTCTGAACCAAGGGTCTACCACCACTCACGTTATATTTCCAAGTAAAAGGCACTGTATTCCTCCTATGCCAGTTCTATCCTGGGGTAAGGATTAGTTATTTGGGGGACCATGTTGCGACCGGCCAAGCTGTTTCGCATAAGCGTTTTCGCTTACGCCCATGGCGCCGGCCGCTCTTCGTTGCTCAGGCGTGAGAGAGACCACGGGAGGTGCCGGCGTGCCGCCTGGAGTGATGACTGGCGCCTGAGGACCAGGGCCTTTCAGGTACGGTTTGGTTTCAATGAGTGTCTTGAGGGCGTCGTCCACACCGTTGACGACGCCTTCGGCTACGGAGATCCCGGTCCGATCGATCAAAGCGACCGCGGCTTCTGGATCCACGATGCCGACCTTCACTGCGTTTGTCTGGATCGCTGCTGTTACCAAAGTGTCGGTTGCCTGTGCCCTTACGTCTGCGTTCTCACGTTGAAGCTTACCGATCTCCAGGTCTTTCTTTTCAGACTCGGAGAGCTTGTCTCGCTCCAACTGATCGGCTACGCCGGCCCGGGCTTTCAGTGTGTCGTAATCCTCGAACTGAGCTCGGGTCTCGGCCACTCGCCGGCCTATCATCTGGTTGACTTCCTCTTGCGTGAAAGTCTTACTCTCTGGTGCCGGTGGGTCGCCTGGCTGGTCTGCTCCTACTACTGGTTCGTCTGGCATCTCTCTCCCCTTCTTATACCCGCTGGGTGTGCGGTGAATGACAAAAGGCCCAGGACACGATGTTCCTGGGCCTTTACAGCCATGAACGCCTTTTATGGAAGCTGATTAAATACTAGCCAGGCTTTTGGCCTCTGTCAATCCCCAACACTTCTTCGATGGCCCATGTTTGGCCAGGATTCGTTTGAAAAGTCGGTTGGGCATTGCGGTCCGATGGGCGATCCGAAGAGCGTGCGATCGGCAAGCCGTGCAGATGGTACCCCCTGCCATGGGGCATGGTCGACTCATCGGGCAAGGCTCCTGAGACTGGCTGGCGGGATTTCCATCAGCGGACCCTCATAGATCCGAAGGAGTTGCCGGGCCATGGACCGGATCTTTGGCCGGTCTTCCAATTTATTCATCCCACCTGGATTCGTGACGGCTAGGACAGCTCGGTGAGCAGCAGTCCGGTTCAACGCTCCGTTCTTGTCGAGAACCTGGAGCTGGCCCGTGGCGTCGATGGGTTCGTCGTACCAAGGCTTCTCGCTCACCTGCAGGTGGGGGATGTTCTCGTCCAGAAGGAACGGGAACGACATTACTTCCTCGGCCATCTTATTCGACCGTTCGTTGATACGGTCCATCTCAGCCCTGGTTGCCTCGCCATCGACAACCTTCGTGAGAAAGTTTCCGGTGATAAGCCCGTTGTCTTTCAACATCCCGTAGAGGCCCTTACTGATGTTGGATACCAGAAACTCAGGAGCTCCGGTATCGGCCTGGTGAATCATTTCGTGGAGAAAGACTTCCTGCTGGCGAGTCTTGGGAAGCGTGCCATCAATGAAGATGGCGTTTTCGGCTTCATCGCCTTCGCCGATGAAGAACCGCTCGCCGCCTTCGCCGCCTATTGGTTCGGTGGTGGTTTTCACTCTCCAGTCCTGGCCATCAATTTTGATCGACATCAGCCATCCCCTTTCCGTTCATGTATTTACCGCAAACAGAGCATACCACCAAGACGATCCCCGCTCCCGGGTGCCAAGTTTTTTCCTCGTCTGAGGTCTCTGCCCGACTGAGAGTACCG